AATCATCAATACATTCGTCAGACTCGTAGATATTTCCGTTACCAATCTGGTAAAGGTATTCAGATGTCTACTGGTACTACATTAAAATCACAGATGAATCTTGATGCACTATCTTCAAATGGTACAACAGTAACAGTAACAACAAAAGACCCACACAATATTTTTGCTTCAATGACATTTAATATTGCTGGTGCCAATGAAACTGCATACAACGGAACATTTGCTGTTACTAACGTATTAAATCCTTATCAATTCCAATACACAGCAACATCAACACCATCAGCATCACCTGCTAGCGGTAACTATGTTGCAGCAGCCAACTCATGGTATAACGGAACAAATCGTATTGGTATCTTTGATGCACAAAACGGATTATTTTGGGAGTTTGATGGACAAAATCTAAACGTAGTTAGACGTTCTTCTACCTATCAGATTGCTGGTCAAGCGAGTGTAACGAATGGTTCTACAATCGTAAACTCATCTTCATTGTACCCAACATCTTTTAGCAAACAATTAACAACAAACGATTACATTGTTATTAAAGGTATGTCATATCGTGTACAAGCTATTTTGTCCGACCAACAGATACAAATTCAACCAGCATATCGTGGTGTTACTGCAAGTACTGTTGTAGTTAGTAAAACAGTTGATACTCGTATTCCACAATCATCATTTAATATTGACCGTTTAGACGGTACAGGACCATCAGGTTATACTGTTGATTTAACCAAGATGCAAATGTTCTATATTGACTATTCATGGTACGGTGCCGGTTTTATTCGTTTTGGTATTCGTGGTGCTGATGGTAACGTAGTATATTGTCATAAGATTATCAACAATAACGTAAACTATCTTGCTTATATGCGTTCAGGTAACTTGCCTGGTCGTTACGAAACAAATACATTCAGTAAAACTACATTCATGACTGGTGGTGCTTCAGGTGCTGGTACAAACTTAGCAACAACAGATACAGTTATCAACGTAGGTAGTACAACTGGTTTTCCAAATACTGGTACATTGTTAATTAGAAATGCTAACACAGGTGGTTTAGGTTATTCTAATACTGAATATGTAACTTACACAGGTATTAGTGGTAACTCATTTACTGGTTTAATTAGAGGTCAAACAGGTAACACAGCAATTTCTGCCAATTCAACTTTAGGTAGTACGACATTGACATTGACTTCAGGTCAAGGTACTACAGGTGTTCAAGTAGGTCAAATGGTATTTGGTCCTAATATTGCACCAGTAACTTTTGTACAAAGTTTTGTTACTAACTCAACCATTACATTGAATCAGGCAGCATTAGGTAATACAACATCTGGTTCTTATACATTTGCTCCTTTAGCAAACGCAGCACAAACATTTATCTATACAGCAACAGCACAGACTGCCGTTGAGTTACATGCACCACAATTCTCACCTGAGATTAACCATTGGGGTACTTCCGCTATTATGGATGGTGGTTTCACAGCAGATAAATCATTCATCTTCACAAAAGGTATGACAACACCAATTTCTGTTTCTACTGGTGCTTCACAAGCATTGATGAGTTTCCGTATTGCACCTACAGCATCAAATGGTATTGGTTCTTCTCAACTTGGTGTACGTGAAATTATTAATCGTATGCAGCATTTACCATTTGAAACTGATATGTATGCTAACGGTTCTTTCTTGGTAACTTGTGTGTTAAATGGTACAACATCAAATACAGCAGAACAATGGCAAAACGTTGGTGGTTCAAGTCTATCACAATATATTTTTCACACAGCAGGTACTACTGTGGCGGCAAATACTGGTGAAGCAGTTTTTGGATTCTTCTTAAACTCTGCTCAAGGTACATATGCCACAACACAGCAAGATTTAACACAGTTACTTGCTATTGGTCATAGTATTCTTGGTGGTGGTTCCGCTAATGCGGCAACAAACATTTATCCAAATGGTCCTGACGTATTAACATTTAGCGTACAGAATATTGATACTGCTTCTCGAAGTGTTGTAGCACGTTACTCCTGGAACGAAGCGCAAGCGTAAAGGATTATTATGTCGATTACGACTGCTAAGATACAAGTATTACCAGCAGTATCGGATAATACTACTTTTTATTTGACAGGTCAACCTATTAACAATGGGTTGACCAGTAATGAATATGTTTTTACAGGATTAACTTTTAATCCTAGTTCAAATACATTAAACTCCAATGGATATTCCGTTGGTTATTTAAATGTGCCTCAAAATATTCAATCAAGTAGTTATGTTTTATCATTGTCAGACCAAAGTAAGTTTATCTATTTGACACTTACATCAAACACAACAAACGTCTATATATCATCAACTGTGCCTTTTCCTTTAGGTACTGCAATTTCCATTGTAACAAATGGACCATTCACTTCCAACGTGATAGCCAATTCTGGTGTAACCATGTATCTAGCAGGCAATACATCTGGTTCAACAACTAGCACAAGAACTCTGGCAGGTTATAGTATGGCATCTCTCCTAAACGTAGGTACAAATACATGGTATATTAGTGGTATAGGAATTACATAATGACTGGTTTTACAACATTCAACTTTGGTGTTATCGCTGGGGGTGGAAGTAATAAAAGTATCGCACCATTAATACTCGGATTTGTAGTTGTTGGTGGTGGAGGACAAGGTGGTGCTGGTCAAAATGGAAATTTTGTTGGTGGAGGTGGTGGCGGTGGTGGAGTTGCCAACGGAACTGTTACACTTGTAGCAAGTAGTCTTACTATCACCGTTGGTGGAGGTGGTACAGGTACTCCTGGAGGTAATGCAGCAAAAGGAGGTTGTGGAGGTAATTCTACATTAACTGCTAACGGACTATCAGTTATTGCTTATGGTGGTTCTGGTGGTGAAGGAGCATTTCAACCTCAAGCAGGTGGACCAAGTGGTGGTGGAATTATAAATGGTGTACCTTTTTCAGGATTCACAGGTGGTACAGGTGCTTGTATTTATGGGGCTGGTGGTGGCGCTGGAGCTGGAGGTGCTGGTACTCCAAATGGTGGACCTACACCTGGCGCTGGCGGTGTAGGAAAACAAGTTAATATATCAGGTATATGTGTATATTATGGAGGGGGAGGTAGTGGCGGAAGTTTGTATAATTCTCAATTTCCAGGAGGTTTAGGTGGAGGTGGTACAGGTGCTCATGGAAATAATAATTATGGCGGAACTCCTGGAACTCCAGGAACTGGAGGCGGTGGCGGAGGAGCTTGTGCAACTAATAGTCCTGCATATCCAGGAGGTTCAGGTACGGTTATATTATCAATTCCAACACCTTATTTTCCAGGCACAGCTCCAGGTGCTTCAATAAAAACTCCACTTGCATTACCGGGAAAAAGTATATTAACATATACAACATCTTGTGCAACAACACCATCTACATATACACTTTCACTTACAACTTTGGTACCAGGAATAATCCCAATAAGTTACTTAGCTGTAGGCGGTGGCGGTGGTGCTGGCGGTGCACGTACAAATTGTATTACTAATCAAGCTTCAGGTGGCGGCGGAGGTGGTGGAGTTTTTTCAGGAATTATTCAATCAGCACCAGGAACAACATATACAATTACAGTAGGTAATGGTGGCGCAGGAGCACCTGCATTTGCTGCTGGTTCTCCTGGTGCGAATACAACAATTTCTTCACCAACTATAACAACAATTAGAGCTTATGCAGGACAAGGTAATTCACCAAATTCACCACCTAATGGTGCTCCTGGAGGCGCTTGTGGTGCAGGTTCATCTGCTGGCGGTCAATGGCAAGGTGGTGGAGGTGCCGGTGGTGCTGGTGCACAAGCTAGTGGACCAAATCATTGTAATCCAGGCGCTCCTAAAATTTTAGGACCAGGAGGTATAGGGTTAACTTCAAGTATTACCGGCACATCAACATATTACGCAGGTGGAGGCGGAGCCGCAGGTTGGTTTTGGGGTAATTGTCAAGGACCATCACCAGGTGGACTAGGAGGAGGAGGACCAGGAGCTCCAATTACTCCTGCCGCACCAGGAACTCCTGGAACACCGGGTACTGGAGGTGGAGGTGGTGCCGCACAAAACGGTGTTTGTAGTCCTGCAGCAACTGGAGGATCCGGAGGACCTGGAGTTGTTATATTATCAATTCCAACACCACTATTTCCAGGTTCAGCTCCAGGTGCAACTATAACAACACCTCCTGCAGCACCAGGAAAAACTATATTAACTTATAATACTCCTTCAACTGCATCAAATACTTATACATACACAGCGTAATTATTTAAATTTTGGTCCTAGTACCCAAGCAACTAAACTATATCGTTTGCCTTTTGTGACCGGTGTAACTTCATGTAGTGTGTAACCAGGAAAGAAAACTCCCATACCTTGTTTTTTCATTGGCTTTTCTGGATTTTCAGCAGTATGTAACAATAAATCTCCACCTTCATACTTAGCTGGGTCGCTGAGTTGAACAGTAACACTTAACTTTCTTGTACCCGTTCCATTGTACATCATATCAATATGTTTACCATAAAAACCTTTTTCTTTGGCATCATAAGAAGTAAACTGTAAACTTTGAATTTCTGTTAGTTCATATCCAAAAAATTGTCTATTGATTGTTTTGATTGCTTCCGACATACGCTCGTAAATCCAACGATTATCTTCGAGGTCAGAACGAATCCAAGAAATAGGACTACGGCGAATCTTAGAAACTTTTTTGATATCTTCTTCAGAATGGTTTAAATCACCAACAGAACCATAAGTCATTGGGCTGGCTAATGTACCACTTTCACCAATCTCAATAATTTTTTTACATTCTTCTGGTGTAAACATTCTTTCAGCATAAGCCCAATTCTCATTAATCGTATTATCTAACCACCAATTGGAAGCACCAACTTCACTTATTGTAGGTTTTATATACTTTTTGCTTGGTTTAAAATCTTCAGTAGCTTCAACAATTACCGGTGTTTCAATGATAGATTTATCTACTGGTTTCTTTTCTCTTGCTTTGGTTGCTGGAGTTTTTACTGGAGTTTTTTTTGCTACTGGTTTTTTAGTTGATGATGTAGTCATTTTTTGGTTCCTAATAATGTTCGTTTGTCAAATTTAAAGTCTTTGTAAATACCATTGGCGTCAACATAATGTAAAAATAATTGAATCTGTTGATTACCGGTATAAGGTTCACGCCAATGCTCTACTTCACAACCTTTATATATGGCTATATCTCCGGCGTTTAATAGAATCTTTTTACCATCCATATAGATAGGCCATGGCTTTGGGTCAACATCAATACAGAGCGTAGCGCTATATTGGCAACTAGGTCTATCGGTATGTTTTTCTAATGTAGAACCTTTCCAATAGATTCTACCATAAGTATAGGTGGGAAATAATTGAAGGCCTGTTTGTTCTTCTATGAGTGGTAGTAAAGTGACTGCTAAAGAATCACAGATAACTTCACTATAAAAAGCAAAACTAATTGGACTTTGTTCATCACCAAAGGCAGTCAAATCATCAGTTGATTTGTTTTCTTGGTAATATTTGACCTGTTTGGTCAACAATATGGTATTTTTTAATAAATCTAATGTATCCGGACTGATAGCTTCACGGACCACTTTATAAGGTTGTTTCATAATAAACTCACTAGTAACTTAATATGGTTATTTATATAGTACCTGGAAATAGATAAATAGACTTATAAGAGGAGAAATTGATGGCAACAATCACTAACCGAACCGATTTCACAAATTATTGCCTTAGAAGATTAGGCTTTCCAGTTATTCAAATTAACGTGGATGATGACCAAGTATCTGACCGTATTGATGACGCACTTCAATATTGGCAAGATTATCACTTTGATGGTCTACAAAAAGTCTACTATATCAAAGCATTACAACAAACTGATATTGATAACAAGTATTTGGACTTGAGCCAATCAACAGATGCTCAAGGTAATCCAATGGAAATTGTTGGTATTACCCGTATATTTCCAATATCTGATTCACAGGCAACAGCAAATATGTTTGACCTTAGATATCAATTACGTTTAAATGAGTTGTACGACTTTACCTCCGCATCATACATTAACTATACGTTGACTACTCAACACTTACGTTCTTTAGAAATCATGTTCACTGGAGAAGTTCCTATTCGATTCCAAAGACATATGCAGAGATTGTATATTGATTGGAATTGGGGTGCTTCAGAAGCACCAGTTGGTACTATTGTGGTTGCCGAATGTTATGCGGCAATTAATCCTGATGTATATAATAATGTTTGGAATGACCGTTGGTTAAAAGAATATGCCACACAACTTATCAAGAGAACTTGGGGTAATAACTTATCTAAGTTTGCCGGTTTACAATTACCCGGTGGTGTTACATTAGACGGCCCAAAAATTTATCAAGAAGCTTGTGAAGAAATTGCAAGACTAGAAAGAGAAATGGAAAATAATTACGGTGGTATTTTAGAATTTTTTATGAATTAATTATAGGAAATTATTATGCCAATTTCTCAATATTTTAATAATTATGGCTCGGTAACCGAACAACGGGTAATTGAAGATATTATTGTAGAATCAATTAAGATTCAAGGATTTGATGCTTACTATTTACCTAATGAAAATGATGCGGCTCGTGATTTACTTTTTGGTGAAGATCCAGTTAAATATTTTTCTTCAGCATTTTCATTAGAAATGTATCTATCAAATGCTTTAGAATATGGTGGTGAAAGAGAATTCTTTTCTAAGTTTGGTTTAGAAATTAAAAATACTGTTAAAGTTATTATTTCTAAGCGTTCTTTCTCACAACGAGTTTCACAAACTACTTTTACCAGACCACGTGAAGGTGATTTAATTTATATACCTTTTTTAAACGGTACTGGTGAATTGTTTGAGATTAAATTTACAGACCAAACTAAAGACTTCTTTATGTTAGGAAGAAAAGTACCTTATTTCTACGAATTAGAATTGGAAAAATTCAAGTACTCACAAGAAATTATCAAGACTGGTGTTCCAGATATCGATATTGTTTCTCAACAATCCGCTTACACAATTACATTGAATACAGGTTCAGGTACAGGAATATTCTTGACAAACGAAATTGTTTATCAAGCACCTAATGGTGATATTGCTAATTCAACAGCACAAGCATATGTTCAATCATGGACGCCAATTAATAATACATTGACTGTTACAAATATTGCTGGTGAATTTATTGATGGTCAATTAATTATCGGTGCTTCAAGTAATGCTCAATATTACTTGTCAACGTTTGACCCATTAGCCACATCTCCAGCAAATGAAAACTTTGATAATTCTTTTATTTCTGGTCTAGCAAATTCTGTAATCGACACATCAGAATCGAATACCTTTGGTAAAATTTAATGGCTAACGTTTCTTACAATCACATCATTCGAAAAATTACCGCAGGATTTGGTGGTTTATTTGATAATATTACTTTAGTTCGATACAATGGTGATGGTACAGAATCAGAAAGATTCATTGTACCTATTGCTTATGCAGCCAAAGAATTGTATGTTCAAAGACTTCAGAGTGATTATAATTTAGATAAAAAAGTTCAGATGACTTTGCCTAGAATGTCTTTTGAATTAACTGGTATGAGTTATGATGCTTCAAGAAAACAAAATACCAATATTAAATCTTTTACAAATACAAATGCAGGTGTAGTATCTCAATACAATCCTGTACCATATAATTTTAATTATTCTTTATACTTGTATACCAGAAACATTGAAGATGCGCATCAAATCGTTGAACATATATTACCATATTTTACTCCTGATTATACTATCAAATTAAATTTAATATCTGAATTAGGAATAATTAAAGAAGTACCAATTATTTTAAACACAACTAATTTTGATATCACATATGAAGGTTCAAGAGATTCTGACACCAGAACCATTATTTGGACTTTAGATTTCACAGTCAAAGGTTTCATCTTTGGTCAAACAAGTACACCAAAAATTATTGGTACTACTATTACTAATATATTTAATGATACCACAGCATCAAATAATGTTTTATTGAATATGAATTCTACAGGATTAGGAACATATCAAGAAGGTGAATTTATATATCAAGGTACATCGTTTAGTATGGCTACCGCCACAGGAACAGTAGTCAAATGGGTACCTATAAATAATCAATTAACTATAAAAAACATTAGTGGAAATTTTATTTCTTCACAACCAATTGTTGGTGTTAAAACAAATGCTAGTTACACATTCAATTCATACAATGTATTACCAACTGATTTAGCACAAATTATTACTATTACTACACCAACAGATGCCAAGGCAAACACTTTATATTCATATAATACAATACTTAATGAAGGTTCGAATATAAGTAACAATATAATTAATACAAATAATTTTTCAGGTGATTTATCTCTTGTATTAGGTCAAGATGATTTGTCAATAGAACTAGAAAATCCAATTGATTTATTAGGAAACTAAAATGTCCAGAACACTACAATTTAAACGTTATGCTAATACGGCAGTTGCAAATATTACAGGGGCTAATGGCGAATTAATTATTGATTTAACAAATCAAACTATTACAGTACATAATGGTTCAAAGGTAGGTGGTACTCGTTTAGCAACAGAAACATATGTTGCCAATACTTTAAATTCTTTTTCGTTAACCGTAAACTCTGAAATTATTTTAACACAAGCAGCTTTTAATAAAGCTAATGCAGCAAGCGTATCGGCTCAAGCTGCATTTAATGCAGCAAATGCTTCAAC